TGTGCCATCCCATGTGCCAATGTAAGTCCGCGCTATTGGATCGTAGTTCGAGGGAATGCGAATAATGCGGCCTTTCGGCTTACAGGAGATTTTCGGGATGTTGCTGAAAGCTTTTGCGTTAAACGACACGTACAGCAAAGCGGTGTGCGGATAACGCAGGCGGGCGTCTATCACCTCGGTAATGGCCTGCCCCTGCGTTTTGTTCTGCAGCAGCTGGCTGGTGCTGTCGGCGGTGTCGCGCACAACACGTATCTGCCAGCCAGTATTAGCTTTCGGCAGGTTGATACGGTGCGTGAGCTCGTAAAGGGAGCTGAGCTTTTCAGTCACCGTCTTGGTCATGACCGTTTCATATGAGCCACCATCAGTGGCCACATCGATATGATACGTAACAGAGGTGCCGACAATATCGTTGTTTTTATCCTGCTGCTGCAGACCATTAATACCGATCCGAACCAGCACGGCATCAATCTGCGTATTGCTTAATGCGCGCGTCCAGGGCGTGGTGTTCGTCAGTGATACGCCAATGGTGGTTTCATTCTCCACCGCAGGGAAACCGGGGATAGGATCCTGCATCTGGGTACCCGGGCGGAAGTCCCAGGAGACATTTTCGAAGTTCATGCTGCCATCAGCATTGCCCAGCGGCGTGCCATCCAGGTAAATGCGTGTGGCGTCCAGGCCACCAGCGAACTCTCCCTCACCCAGCGCCAGCAGCATGCGACAACGCGCCATCGACTGGGCGCTGTCAGGCTGTTCTACAGGCGTGTGCTGCTTTTGTTTGCCACCCTTCGCACCAGTGATCGTTGCCATATTGCGTCCATAAAAAAAAGCACCTACATGGGTGCCTGTTGCAGAAAGAAAGATCGGTTAAATGTCTTCGGCGACGATGCCTGCGCTGATGATCGCTCCGCCAATCTCACGCTCTCCGTAAAGGACCGGCACCGGGTTACCCATGGCGATAGTGTTCACAGCGCCGCCAAAGGCGTATGAGGGCTTGTTGTCAGGATCCTCACGGCTTTGAAGACCTTTTGGTTGAGGTGAAAGCATTTGATAGATTCCACCAGCCATCATGCCGACACCTCCGGCTGCCAGCCCTGCACCAAAAGTCGCCAAAGTTCCTTCGCTAAGAGTGGCTATTGCTATCCCGGCAACCACCATTACCGCGCCGAGAATCGTCTGGAATATTCCGGCCTTCTTTGCTCCCTCCATTACTGGCGCAATGCGGATATCATTATTACCGCCAAGGTTCTGATAGTCCTCTACCCCAATGTTGCGCTTACCTCGAAACACAGCGAAGACCATGCCATTTTTTTTGGCGTTCATGAGATAGATTTCGAATCCATCAAAGTTAACGCACAGGGCTTTTACCGCTTCAGCTGAGGTCTGGACTGCGAGACGGTGAATGCGGCCAAACCGCGCGCCGAGAGCGCCATACAGGCGGATAGTGATTAAACGCTCCATGGTTTGATTTCCTTCGGTAAGTTTTTATGGCGGACGCATATCATCGTCCGATCTTTAAAATAACCACGTACGTAAGGCGTGGTGCATGATGGGTGTCCGTAAAGGTGGTGAAGTAATTCGCCGTCTTCGGTAATGATCCCGGCATGGTTCCACTTATCAGACTGCACCTGCATGATGACCATGCAGCCAGGCTCCGGGTCACACTCAACGAATCCCTCTTTCTCCCAGTTGTCGAAATAGAGGTTGTCCGTGTACTGGCTTTCCCACCAGGGGTAATCCACACGGAAGTCACTGAGCGTAACGCCCTGAGTGGCGTGCCAGTCCATTATCAGGCCCCAGCAGTCATGCGAACCCAGGATGAAGGGACGACCAATCAGCGGTATCGCTTCGGGCGTTATCTCGGCGTACTCGTCGCTGTCAGGCGCATAGATGCCCCACACCACGCCAGAGTTATTGCACTGCTGGCGATCAAGGTCTGAAGGTATAGGCCGCGCTCCATCTCCCGGGTGCGAATGAATGACGCGGATAATCGTGCCGGTATCTTCGGCATTCGCCCAGTGCTCGCCATCGATGCGGAAATGCTCTGTCGGGTTTTCGTGGCTGTTTGGTACGGGCACATAGCGCTGGCGGCGGCCCGCCTGAATAACGAAGCCACAGCACTCGCGTGGCGCCTCCTCCAGTGCATGCGACCGGATGGCTGCCATTATCGTTTTGTTCATGGGGAAACCTTATCGGGAAATCAGAACCGTGCTGGGGTAGCCACCGAAATCGAGGATTGCGGTATTGGGTTCAGCCAGGCCAGCACCAAACCGCTTACGGCAGTCGCTCAGGCAGCCACCGCACGCGTCCAGCGCCGGGTCAGCAACTGGATTGCCTTTAGCATCGAAGTACGCCGTGCCGTTGTAGGTACAGCCATCGCCGCTGCGATACTGGCCGCGCATCGCCCATTCGCACAGCGAGGTGATCTGCCGGGTGGGTATAACCAGCCCCTGCAGGTCCGCCGGACTGCTCATGGCCCATGCCACTGTTTCGTCATGCTCAGCGGTTTTGGTATCAAGCCAGAAGGTCTGCAGAGAGAACACTGTGGGGTCAGCGGTCGGGTTAACACCGCCTGGAAAGTTCACGGCATCGAGATAGACGGCATAGGTGTCGATAATGCTCACCTTCGCGTTGACCATATCCCGGAACTGCAGACACAGCGCCGTTATATGGCCGTCGAGGTTCGACACGCTGAGATCAGGCTCTGCCGCCTGGTCTGTTGAAAGCTCAAGGCCTGACATCTGGAACGGCCAGAACTCATAGGCCTCACCATCCCAGATAATGGGTTTTGGCCCGAGTTTGTCTTCGTCTCCGTTCGCCGCATCAATTTCTTCAGGGGTATGCGGGAACGGACTGTAATGGAAGCGGTGGATCCCGCCACTAAATTCTGACGCATCCACCTTGATTAATCGCACCCTGCCACCGGGTGCCAGTTTTGCTGCCTGATCGACCAGAGCCATTATGCGAATACTCCATATGCACGCCTGATAGTGAACGTCAGTTCCGCAACGTTGCTGCTGATGAGATTCTTACGCACTGAATTAGCCACGACGCGATAAAGGCCCTTCTCCTCTCCCGGCGGGGTGATAATGAACGCCTTGACTGTGTGGGCAAGCAGGAAGGCGCGGATCTCATTAGCCTCAGAGTCCTTGCCGACATATTTCATCGGGACCTGTATGGCTGTGGAGTTAATGCCGTTATCAGCGACCTGCTCATAACCGTCGCCAAACTGAGCAGAGCGGATCGCCTGTTCGTACTCAATAGCACCGCCGCCCAGCTGCACAGGCCATCGGTAGGTTTCAACTGCCATGTTTACTCCATAAAAAAAGCCCACCTGAGTGGGCTACCGGCCTTTGACGAAGTTATAAATCAGTCCGCCGTTCTTCAGGTGCTTCTGCACTATCTGGGTGGCTGCATTCTGCATCTCCGCCGCCAGCGCCCTGCCCATTGCATCGCCAGAGCCTTCTGATTGCGCTGAAGCATTGCCATTAGCATCGACGTGTACGGTGGTTTGTATCACTGGTGCCGTACTGGCCGCGCCTGCGTTATTGCCCAGGCCGAACATGGGGGCCCGACCGACAACCCCACCGCTGGCGTAACCCTGAGCACTGCGCATCATGGCATCTTTGGTGAAAACAAACTCATCTTTATGGACGATACCTGCAGGCTCATATTTACCGCCGGGACCGGTATAACCCCCGCCATCAAAGCCAACATTCGCAGCGGCTGCCGTATATGATCCGGAGGGAGTGCTTCCACCACCCCCGCTGACACTGCCGGTTACCCACCCCAGGGCGGACTGTACGGCATAGGCCACCAGCAGTCTGTTGATGACATCTGCGATCATCTTCATCATCGATGCGGCAAAGCTTTTGAAGCTGGCTGTGCCGGTGGTCACGAGGTTAGTCATCATGTCGGAGATGCCGCCCAGCGCTGACTGCGCCACGCTCTGCATGGAGGCATAGACGTTTGTCGCCGAATCCAGGTATTCGGACCAGCCTTTCTTAAAGCCAGCCCGCCAGTCACCGCGAAGCTTATCCTCCGCTTCGTAGTAGTCGTTAGCAGCTTTGAGCTCCTTCTGGTACCCCTCATCCTCAAGGCTGCCGCCAGCATTAATCCAGCCACTGCGCAGTTGAGAGAGCGCCGTCTGACTGCTTGCCAGCCTGTCGCTCATCGTTGCGCCTGATTCAAGCCCGGCCCGCTTTTCTACCATCTGCGTGACATATTTGCTGGCCGTGTCCATGCGCTTGTTCAGCTGCTCCTGTGCGGTGATCTGGTCACCCAGCAGGGCCTTCTGGCGCGCCAGCGCCAGCACCTGATTTTTACTGGCCAGCAGGGATTGCTCCTGCTTCGACATCTGCCGGGTGCGGGCTGCCTCTTCCAGAACGGCGAACTTTGACTGTGTGGCATACAGGTCCTTACGCTGCTGGCTGATGGTGTCATTGACCGAGCGGTGATCCTGCAGCGTTTTCAGCTGTGCCTGCAGGGCCAGCAGTTCGGCCTGGGCAGAATCTTCGGCGCGATCGCCGGCGGCAACTGTCACCCCTTTGGCTTTAGGCGTTTTGGGGTCTTTATATCGCTCTTCAATCCCTTTTTTGATCTGCGCAATTTCTTCTTTGCTCAGTGACTGATTAAGGCTTTTCCGCTGCGCAATATAGTCGTTCAGACGTTTGTATTCCGCCGTTCGCTGCTGCTCTTTGGTTAATCCGGCATCTGACAGTGACTGGAAATGCTGCTGGTTAAGGATCGAGGTTCGCTGCAGGTTAGTCTGCTTTTGCTGCTCCTCGGATTTTCGCTGCTCAGCGTGAAGCTGTTGCGTCAGCGAATCGACAGCCTTTTTCGCCTCGTCATAGGCATACTGGGCACCAA